AAATCGAGTTGAGCTCGTACACAAAACCATCCGCACTTGTTGCAATTTTAGTATTTATTATCGTTTCAAACGGTTTGGGTAAGAAAGAAAGTATTAGTTCAGAACCGTTTTAGTGTGTAAACTTAAAGATATTATTAGTATTATGTATATAATATACAACAATGACATCAGTTTCCGCATTTAATGAAATGATGGGTCAATTTCTTACTGAATTACACAGGACATTCCCAGAGGAAAAGGGATTAAAAAAGTGTTTATCTGCATTTGATTTAATGAAAGAAACTAACCCGAGATTAGTAGTAGACGGTTTCATGTCCGGTGTAACACCATATGCAGAAAAAATTTCAAAGAAAGACGATTCTTTTTTCATAAAAGAGTCTAAGAATTTAGATTTCATGAAAGGTGTTAATTTAGAAAAACATTGGGGGACGTGTTCGGAGAATACAAAAAACGCTATCTGGCAGTACGTACAAACGCTTTACATGCTAGGTACGACAATTAAATCAATTTCAGAAGACACATTATCCATGATTGAAAGTGTGGCAAAAGAGTGCGCCGATAAAATGGGATCGGAAGGTGAAGGTGGTTTAGACGAAGCCGCTCTTATGAAAACCATGCAGGGCATGTTAGGTGGCATGTTAGGTGGTAAAAAATAAACTCACTATATATAAATGACTTCTTGGTTTGAAGATCCAAAACAACTCATTCGAACAGACAAGGTATTAGAATTCTGGCCTTCACAAACACTTACTCCAGAAGAGCGTGTTAATGCCACAGCGAGATTTATTATTTATGCAACCTGTATTATATATCTTATAAATCGTGATATACGTATATTTGTATTAGGAGGAACTGCATTAGGTGTTTTATATATAATGGAAAAATCTGATATGATACAATTAGGATTGGCGAAAACAGCACACGAACGTCCAAAAAGACCATGTACCTTACCCACACAGGATAATCCAATGGGTAATGTTTTGATGACAGATTTTGTTGATAGACCAGACAGACCAAGTGCTTGTTATTATCCAACGGTGAAAAAATCGTACGACCATTACGCTACAAAAGGTATAGAATATGGACCATCTAGATCTAGGTCATCTTTACCAGAATACCAAAGAAATGCATGTTCTAGACAATTTGTAAGTACAGCCAATTCTTCTTTAGGAAACGACCCATATTACCAATTTATACATGGTGAACAGGGACAAAAAACTTGTAGACAAGACCCACGATTATGTGATCCAAACGCGAGAGGTGTTCAACTCGAAGCTTTTGCGGGGTTAGATCCAAATGGGGATAAGAGAAGTGGTATGCATAGAGGTTCAGGATTAGCAGCTGGTCATTCTTCATAATTTCATATTTTAAATATATTTAGTCGATACTCGATTTTCTTAAACAAAATGTTTTGTAATAGTAAATGGCGTACCAACTCCAACCAGGAATCAAATTAGTCACTGATAATGCTGTACCAACAGTTTGTGCAAACGAAGAAGTTTTTATGTATCCTCAGCCCACTTCATTAAACTACGTTTCATCGAGACCTAATACTATGTTATACGGTACTGCGCCGTATATGGCGGGTAAAGGATCTCCAGCTGAATATATTGAAACGAGTGACATGCTTCGTCCACAATCTACCTCCCGATTTAACAAAGTTTTAGCGAGAACATACGAACAAAATTTACACCCACTCCAAAATGTATCGTGTAAACTCCCACTCAGAACCCAAAGTTACGAACCATCCAGTACACGAGCCGAACTTCAAAATGGTTTATTTCAGCAAAGATACCTTAATAAAAATGTCAGTAAGAAATAAGAATGGCTGATCCAATATCCATAATGGCTATAGCAGGACTTGTCTACGCTGGTCGTAAATTAAGTAAACCAACCGAAACATATATATCAGAAGGTACTCCTATAGAACAGGATAGTGTACAGGAAAATTTAGAATTTAACGATAGAAATATCAATATAAATGATACATATTTAGGTGAAGCATCACCATTAGTCGAACAAACAATTTTTCACAAACAAGAAGTTGGCTCCTTCGGTGACATTGCGTCAACACAAAGATCTTCTGGGGGTGAAGTTTTGGAAATGAGAGATAGGATCATGTATGACGGTGGTAGAATGAATAACTTATCACCAATAGAACGTCAGAATGTTGGACCAGGTTTGGGTGTTGATCCAAATGTTCCATCAGTTGGTGGTCATCAACAACTTTTCCGTGTGAATCCTGTAAATGTAGGTGCTTATAAATTAACTACTTTACCAGGGAGAAGTGGTCCCGCATTTGATGGTAAAGGTGGTCGTCGAGGAATTGCCGGTGAACTTGCTAATAATAGACCGGAAAAAACTTCATTTTTACCAGAACGTCTTCCAAACGTTGGTGGACGTTCTCAAGGGTTCTCGGGCTTGACCCCAAGAAGTGAACACGAAAAAACTAAAAGAACAACAAATCGTTCTGAAACCGGACTTAGAACTGATACTCTTTCTACGGCCGCACCAAAGAGAACCGTTTCCGCTTTAACACGTGCAGCAGAACCAACACGTAACAAGAAGGATGGTAATATAGAATCGTATCAATACACAAATATGCCATCACCAAATATCAATAAATATTCACACGGGTACTTAAATTCTCCATCTTCAAAGATAGGTGAAAGTCGAGTTTATGGCGATAATTATACAGTCGAGGAACTTAATAAGTTTGGATTGAGACCAACAGATAAAAGAGGTAAAGCTGGTCGAATGGCGGGTGCTGGTCGAATGAATGTTCGCGCCGACCCACTAAACCAGGGTGGTATGTTAACAGGTGTTCGTTCAGACACGTCCCGTATTGATGGTCGAGTAAATTCTGCAAACGGTGCTTGGACACAAAATTATAGACATAACGATTATCACCAATTTAATGCATACAAAGGTAACGAAAATCCTAATTCTTCTCAGAGTGGTTTAGATATAGCTAAAAATCAACTTTCTAGAAACCCATTGTCACATAGTTTTTCTTAAACGTATAATAAAATAAGTAAATCACTCATTAAAATAATGCTCCTATATTTTAATGAGGGTACATACCTTAGACATAGATAGTGGAGAAAGAGATCCCGTTTCTTATTCAAATCCTGCAGACTATGTTGTTAAATTAAAAACACCTGTTTACGAAGTCACAAAAATTTCATTAATATCAGCACGTATTCATAACAGTCAGTTTCTCATACATTCTCGAAATAATCAAATGGAAGTGTTAACAAATGGTGAGGGTACTGAGACTGTAACTATACCCGTTGGAAACTATAGCGGCCAAGAACTTGCTGATACTATAAAACTGAATTGTACAGTTATAACTGGTGCTACTTTTAATAAAACCACAAATGCAATAACGTTTACATGTAACTCGGGTGATTTTACATTCAAATTCTATTCGGGTATAAATGGATATAATACAAACGTTACAGGGTATACTACACCACACGATATACTTGGTTTACCATCATCTGATATTTCATCGAGTAGTTCTTCATTAACGACTGGTAGTATTAATTTACAGGGCGCAGACGCAATAATTGTAAAATTGAGTAGTGGGTCCGATGAATTTAATAAGACTGTATTTTCAGATACACCTTTTTATACTGGACGAATACTCATGTGTGGAGACGTAATTAACTATTCTGGTGTAGACGATGCTGTCGAACATAATTTTGATAGTGGGGCACAAAAAACAATATCAAGTTTACGTGTTCAATTTTATTATAGTAGTAATAATCGGCTTATACCTTACGATTTTAGAAATGCGAATCATATACTAAAATTAGCAGTAACATGTTCTACAGATAAAATGGAAAATATACCTAGATCTAAACGAGGGGAGAGTTTACCTACACCTATGGAAATCCCCTATGAATTTAGAGAGGATGTACATAACTGGGATGCTTTTATACCTATATTTATGGTAGTCGCAGCAGGTTTATTTTTACTTTTAATTATAAAGAAACCGAAACGACTTCAACTTACTTAGTAACAGCGAACACTGGTTGTGCTGGCTTGTTAACCTTGGAGGACACTCTGGAAGTGACCATAAAGACAAAGATGGACAAGAGAGTTGTGAACAACGCGGTAAGTGTGTAGTTCATACCACCGTTCTTGTTAACCTTGATCACTTGGTTAACCAACCACCTGACCAAGTCAACCCAAGACAAGGCGGCGGCGAAGGAAAACCCAGCGACGATAGCGTTGAGAGATTGCGACTCGAGTTCCGATGCGACGAGTGTAATAGTTTCTTTGGCAGCAGACATTTTTATACTATAAATGAAGATTTTATTCTGGGAGAAAATTTTCGTCGAATAAAATTTTCTTATATTTTTTCGTATTTTTAAAGTACCCTTTCATATTTTTAATAGGTTTTTCTTTAGAATAAGAATACCCTGAGGATTCAGATTCGGTTCCAGACTCGTTATCGGTTTCAGTTTCTGAGTCAGGGTCAGAGTCAGAGTCAGAGTCTTTATCCGAGCTATCATCACAATTTGATATTTTAAAATATATAACATCCTTATCCCAACCTTCTAAATTAGATGTCTCCATTACTATCTATAGCATTTTTTAACATATGTTCTGTTGGGTTTTTCGGCACCCACGTACCCCAATTATCGTACGCAATGTTCATTTTAACGAATTTGTATTCTCTACCAGAATACCTTTCAAATTCAATGTCTTCCTCGTCTACTACATCCAATTCTTCTTCTTCGCTATCTGATTCATCGTAAATTTCTGGGAAATATGTTCCCGTTTTCTTACCAACTTCGTTCATTGCACAATATTTCATAGCGTATTCCATATCTTTACCGAGTATAGTATCACGACCACATGCCTTTGCATATTCGGCTGCAAAAACTATGGCTTGTTCCATGACGGGTTGTATAACATCTATAGCTGTTTGTTGAAACTGTTCAACGAGTTGTGTTGTAGCATCATTTTCCGATTGATTCATTGTATTAAAATAACGTTTGAGCAATACCGTTCTCCACTCGGAGTATATTATAACTATGCGCCAAAACTCTAA